GACATTAAACTAGGTCTTCTAAATTTGGTGGTTGATAGTTTGGTCCTTTGAGGACTTTACCGTCCTCTCTTAATATTGGTTTACCGTATTCATCTAATTTTGACATATTACTTTCATGTACTCTATGCATAGCTTCATCTAAATCCCAGCCCATATTAGAAGCGTATTGATAACATACATAAACTAAATCAGCTAATTCCTTCAGACAATTCTGTGGATATTGAATCCCCGAACGAAATAACATCCCCTCCGCTTCCAAAAATTCTTTGAACTCCTCTGTAATAAGATTCCTCTGTCTGGTACGGACTTGAACTGAAGGGGAGCATGTTAGTTGATAAGCCTCCCTGAAGTCCTGAGCCTGTGAAGACAATCGAGTCTTGTGTAAATCTGGATAAATCTTCACGGTTTCTTGATCGTTCGAGGTTGTTGAGTTCATCATTTAAATAATGGATGGCTTTTTTTAGATCAGATACTTGTGTATTATAGTCACCTTTATGACCATAACGACAAATATATTTTATAGCATTACCTAAGTGGAAGTTGAGTCGTTGATCACGAATAAAATCCCAGACTTGGATAGCTCCTCGTTGGTAATAATAGGGACCTGTGGTGGTTTTGGCCATTTGTGTACTAAATTAGTGAGTGAATTAGATAGAACAAAAGCTTGTTCTTGTAGTGCCATGAAGACAGTTATTATATCTTCTTTCTGTGTTTCAGGCTTAACTAGATTATCATGCAGTAGCCTTAACTTTAGATCCTGCTCCACCGTCAATTTTGTAATCGGCGGCGGGAGTCCAGGGTTTTGGTTTGTTGAGTTTGAAGTCATAATCATCTACTGTTAAAATCCTTGCAAGCCTTGCATTTAACAATGCATCATCTTCAGTAAACCCTTTTTCTTCATAAGCTTCAACTACAGTTTTCCAACTGTAACCTTTACTTTCAAAAAGCGTCTGTGCACGTTTGACACCAACACCAATAAGACCAGCGTAACCATCAGTCTGATCCCCTGATAATGTTTGTATAAGATGCCATTTAGGTCCTTCACTGTTTTCGATGAGTGTGAATTTCTCCATGTCATATAAGTTGCCAGGTATTTGTCTCATATCCTTATCAGGACTACAAATTGTATTACCAGGGTTCTTAGTAGCGTAGATACCCATTGCATCATCAGCTTCTAACGTAGGCATGATAATGACTTTATGTGTTTTCTTTAATTCATTGATTACACGTTTGTAACCACATGGTTTTTTACGATTGCGGTGACCTTTGTAATCCGGTAAAATTTTCTTCCTAAAATTTATAGAATCAGAGAAGAATAGAATAATCTCTGGCACATCCCACATAAATTTAGTTTTAATTTTTTCGATTTCTCTTTTAACTGCTTGCATAGCATCAGAGAATCTACTTGTCACCAATATTACATCATCACCCCAATCGATTTCTGTTTCTGCAGCTGCACAGCTTTTATAAACTATGAAGTCTGCATCAATTAATAGTTTCATACTTATTCATAAGCCGCTTCAAATGATAAAGGGTATTGTTCTTTAATTAAATTTTTAACCTGATCTGCAATGACTCTGTGTTCTTTCTGAGTACCATTAGAGCACCTCAAATCACAGTAATGTATCCAAGACCTTAAAGTACCGTTCATGTATAACCGAGTAGGAGAAGCCATTGGTAAGACATCTCTTGCACATTCTTTAGCTACTCCATTATCAAGCATGTTCTGATAAAGAGCTACTGATTCTTCAAAATGTTTCTTTACTAAAACATCATAAATTTCTTTATCAATAGCATTAATATCATCGATACTATTTTGTCTATTAGTTAAATCTTGTCTTCTAAGTTCAGGTCTAATTGGACTGCCTATTTCCTCAACGATAGCATATCTTTGACTAAACTCTTGGAAAGAGAAAGAACGATGTCTAAGTATTTGAGCTGATATAGAACGTGTAGTATTTATCTCTACACACATATTAACCATCTCAAAAGGTGACCAATGCTTATGCTTAATTAAGTACCGTATAAGCTTAGGACTTGTTTTATTGTTGTTTTGGTTAGAAGGATTAGAGACCCTTGCCATATAAGCAATAAGATCATCTCCATCTTTAGTTGAATGTACTAAAGAAACAGTATGATTACTCATTAGTGTACCTCCGCCCAATTGATCCCAGACTTTGCCTCGGCAGCAATTGGAATCCTTAAATTATAGTATTCACCAGCTTGTTTAGCTGTTAACTCAAGTAAAAACTTAAGATCTTCAACATAGTCTGGTGTTGTTTCATATTGTAACTCATCATGTATAAAAGCTAATTGATGAGTTTTATTTTTTAATGTAGCAAATGAATTAGCTAATACCATCCATTTCTTGGCGATTACTCCCGCCGAGCCTTGGAGGAGGTAATTGAGGGCGATGTGCCTTTTGTTAACGCGGAGATTACGACCGTCGATTCCACGGATCCAACCGTCTTCCGCACGTCGTTCAATATCTTTAAGCAAAGAGGAAAGGCCTTCAATGGCGTTAACAAATGCTTCGCGAATTTCTTTACCCTTTCTTGCTGATTCAATTTCCCCCAGGCTATCATCGAAGGATGTGCCGATCTTTTTGTCTCCTGCTCCATATAAGAATGCATAGGTAACTGTTTTAACTTCTTTTCTACTAATTCCAATTTTATCTGCGTTTTCTTGGTGGATGTCGCCATTAAGTAAGATATCTGCGTATCTACCACCGTCATACCTAGCGAGATAATGAGCAAGCATCCGCAACTCAATCCCCGAAAGATCAGCACCAACCATAACCATCCCTGGCGTAGGAATGAATAAACAGCGAAATCTTTCATCACTTGGTACTTGGGCTAAGTTTGGGTTTCTATGACTACATCTATGAGTAGCACAGCCTACAGAACAATGATGATGTATTCTACTAGCACTCGTAGATAGCTTGAGCCATGCGTTGATCCCTTCGGAAAGCATCCCAAGCTTCTTTGTTAGATCCAGCAGCTTCGCACATTGATTCGAGAAAGGATTGTTTATCGAGGTTAGAGTTATCTCGTCTATAATAGGCTTCCCAGTATTCGTCATCTGGGTCGGTGTCCAGCCAAAATGTGTCTGGAGTATCCATGCTATTTGATCTCTTGATGTAGGGTTAAATTCTTTTAATCGTTGAAGCTGTGCTCCATTAACATATCCTTGTGTCCGGTTATCTCGTTTAGGAGTGAACAACGCTCCTGCAACGAAAGGGTATTGTTTTCGAAGTAACTCAGTAGTTGTTTCCAGCTCTCTTCGGAGAGTTGATTCAAGTTCTTGAGCTCTTTGTTCATCAAAGTACCATCCATAAATCTCCTGTTGTGTAAGTATGTGGGCTACCTGGTGTTCAAGTAAGACCCATCCAGGTAAGGGCGGAAGTGGTCGCATAGTTTCTTAGTTACACGAACGTCTTGTATACAGTAATCTTCTAATTCTTGACTCCATTCTTTCCAGTCTGTTGTTTTACCATAATCACCTTTATACTCTCCAAGTCTATAACCATAAGCTTCAAGTGAGTGTCTACCATATAACTGCATCGGCATGTGGCTCCACTGTTTCTGCTTATCTATTCGCATAAGTCGTGGATGATAGAGGCGACTAAGCAACAAGGTATCAATAATAATACCAACGGGCTCAAAGAAGGGATAAAGCTTACGAATAACTGGTAAGTCGTAGCCAATAATATTATGGCCCACAATAACTTCAGCTTGCTGAATATACTGTATTGCTCGAACAACAGGAGACGACATACCTTTACCACTTCTTGTTGGATTTTTCCAATCGCATTCATCATTAAATGATTCAATTTCATCAACTTCAGGATTATAGTATGCAATACAGTGGATCTGGGTAACATCATGGTAAAGACCGTTAGCTTCTAAATCGAACACAATAGTCCGATTATCTGTTTTCATAAGTGGTTCCAGTGCCTAAGCACTCCAGCAACAATAAATAAATTAGTAATAAATATCAGACCATCAAATACAGTATTAAGTCTTACTAACCGTATCCACTTACTCGATGTTCTATTCATCTACCATTCCAAGTATAAGTTTTGTCTTTAAACTTTGCTTTTTCAATAGCTTCTGGTGTAGGTGGGTTAGGTTTTTTTAAATATTCATACCATGGGTGTTCATAACCTCCATTAAAAATCTGTGGTTGGGTTAAATTCTGCCTGAGTTTCATGCTCAATAAATTTACAAGTGGACAAATCGTATTCTAATTCACATGCGACGCCAACCTCGCCTGAATAGCGATTTTTAAGAACTCGCACTGTCGTAAAGCTTCGTTCAGCGTCGGCCTGTTGATCTCGCTCAAGTGCAACGACCGTGTCGCTAAGCTGAGCGATAGCAGCAGATCCCCGTAATTGGCCGAGGGTAACTCTTGCACCCTCTTCATGGTTTGTGTCACTGTTTGTTCTCCTAAGATGAGACACAAGGAATAATGTGATACCTGTACGTTCAACTAAACTTCGTAGTTTAGTCATAGTAGTATCTATCATACGCCGTTCATCACCATCAAGACCACTAAGTAGTATACTGAGGTGGTCTAAGAATATAATACGACACTCCAATCCGGTCGCCATGTATTCGATTCTATTATAGATAACGTCAGGATCGTAGCTTCCAAAGCCATCAAAACAAAAAAGATTCCAATTGGCAATAGAATTGTTAAAGGCGGTGGTGAGTTCTTCTTCGTCATGCTCCCCTATATGTAGGGGTTTTTGTGCAGCGACTGACATGAGTCCGATGGCGGTTCTCCTATTACTTGCTTCAAGTTCCAGGATCCCAACGTGTTCACCTTGGTCGCATAGTCTAGCTGCAAGCTCCCTACAGAATGATGTTTTTCCTGTACCAGAGCCCGCAGTAATTGTAATAAGTTCTCCATACCTGATCCCGTGAAGTTTCTCTTGTAATCCGTTGAAGTGATACTCATAGGCGCATGGTTGTTGTGGTGTAGTTACTAATTTTAATAGTGACTTGCCATCTACAATACCATCAGGACGATAAGGTTTAGCATTCCATATAGCTTGTCTTACTAACTCCGCCTGGTTATCCATCAAAGCGTCAGATGCATCTTTATAAGCATCTAACCTTGCGACTTTAACCTTTCCTGGCGGTAGTACCGAGCAAGCCTCATCTGTTGCTTGACGGCCAGCGGCGTCACTATCAAAGAATAAAACAATTTCCTCATACCCTTGGAAGAGTGGGATTTGTTTCTGGATATCCTTCTTTGCTGACGCAGCGCCATGCGGTAAGGAGACCATCGGCCATCCAGGCATAGCTTCATAACAGCTTGCAGCATCTAGTTCACCTTCAGTAATAACAATACGCTTACCAGAGTTAGGAAACAAATGCTGACCGAATAAGGTATCAGTGGAAACTCCTTCATAGGTGAATATTTTTTTCTTAGTTTTTACTTTTGCTCCTTGAAGAACTCCATCGCTTGTAAAATATGGGAAGCGTAGAGTATCTCCGTCTCTAAAGATCTTGTAGAATTGACAAGTTTTTTCAGATATGTTCCGTTTCTGCAGCCGTTCAGCTGAGCCTTGTAGGTGGACATTTTTAGACATTTTATGAGTGTGCAGTTCACCTTCAGCAGGTGTGTATGTCTGACACACGAAACAGAATTTGTGGCCGTCTGAATAAACAGAGTTACCATCAGACGAGCCACAGTTTTCACATGGTTCGTGAGCCACAAATTCACTTTCGGTCATCGTTCGATTAACCAATCGAGTGGAATGTTTTGGAATGAGCACCATGGTATATCATGTTTCTCACACCATTGGGCGTATGTTGTTTTTGATTTCTTTGATATGGTGTTAAAGGGTGATTGAAAGACCATACGCAGATCTATATCTGGATTCTGTTCTTTAACACTTTTTATTTTCCTTCTATCCTCGCCATCCCAATATCCCTTACATTCTAGAATACTCCCATTAGGCAGGATAAAGTCAGGTGTGTAGTTGTGGGGGATTGTATAAGAGAAGCGAGTTTTTTCATATTCAAATGTAACATCTAAGTTTTGTAATAAGTCTGCGACTTTCTCTTCAAGTTGGGAGCGATATTTAGAAGTCTTCTTCTTCGGTCGTGTCATCTGTAGTAGGAGTAACGTTCGGATCGCTTGTTTTAAAGCCCGAGGTTCTCCCGAATAATTCAGCGACTTCGTTCGCATCTAGGTCTCCAGTATCTACTCCAGCTTCTCCTTTTACTGTGATAATTTGAACACCAACCAGCTTAAGAGAGCTACCATAGGTAACCCCATCCCGTAGAATGTAAGGTTTTTGATAGAAACCAAGTTTAACAGTAGATCCGCCATACAAAGGTGTTTTAGCATCAGTAACAGGTGTACCCTCCGTATCAACAATAGGTGGGCGGTTCTCTTCATTCCAAGAGAATTTAATTTTATACTTACCTTCAGCTACCTCTTCCCATGGTTCGGGTTTGAGAGTACTACGCTTAGGGTTCTTCAGTTTTGATTCAGCCCACTTGAGAACTTCAGTGCGCTCTTGCTCTAGTGTATTGATTACATCTTCTCCAACGATAGCGCCGAGAGAGTAACCAAACTTACTAGGTGCAAGTATAGCTTGAAATCCTTCAAGGGTTACAGGTTTGTCAGTTTTGTGAATAGTTCTAGGCATCGCCAGTCAAGGCCTCCTCTAATGATTGAGGTTCTGATAGAACTTTAAGCTCTTCAGCTAGATCTTGACGGTACTTAGACAGCTCTTCGATGCGTTGATCGATAGCAGTCATACGTTGTTCAGTTGCGTCCCTCTCAGCCTGTTTCAGCCTCTCCTCAGAGACCACAACAATTCTAGTTGGAGCAAATGCATAATCAAATAGTGAATACATTAACAAAAGAAATAAGTGGATTTCAATACATTAGAGGGTTCAAGATCTCCAATGATCGGTGGTTCAGTCTCTGCTCCAATTTGTTGAGCAAAGTCTTTTAAATAATCATGCTGTGCAAAGAGATGCATATAAGTCTCTCTGACTAGCGTTGATAGAATTGACATATCTGTCGCTCTACATAATACACTATCGTGAATCAGAGCTATAGGGTGTTTGAACCGCATCGTAGCAATATGTAGCAAAGAAGCGTCTAGTGAATGTATAAGATTAGGTGCAGTAGCAGCTTTATGTCTGTTCTTGTCTACCTTATCTGTATCGCCAGTAGCTACATGTATTTTACAACGTCCTAACAGTTTTAACTCTAATACCTCTATATTTTTCTTCATGATCTTCTGATTAACTATGAAATCTGATGGGGTTTTCCATTGAATTTCAGAGACACCACGGCTTATAGCCTTAGATACCTCATCTTCTATCCATTTCATAACCTTCATCGGACCGGGTACAACACGATGCATAGCATCTCTAACAGCTTGTACCGTCACAGTTAATTCATCTTTATCTACTTCTACACCTTTCTCGTTTAAAGCATCTCTAATATAAGTTCTATTAGAATAAGGCTTAGCGTTGTAAGGTATGGTCATAACAGTACGTTTAACACACTTTCTATCCCATACACTTCTCAACCTTTCAGGTATTTTACCCCTAGATTCCATAGCTACTACCTTGTAAGCATCTTGTGGCATAGGTGATCTAGTTACATTAACAAGTTCAGCAGTAGATTTATCTCTAGCTAAACCAGCTAATATTTGAAGACCACTACATGTAGCGTCTATAGCAATAGGTAATTTAGTAGTTAATTTATCTTTCTTAATAACACAGTGGTAATACTCATCACATGCTGCTAAAAATTGCCAAGGCTCTTCTGCAACCTCCCATTCACTTGTATTCCTATAAGGATCACGAGCGATGAGTGTGATTAATGGTATATTATGTTTAACCCATAACTGTCTCTCTTCCATTGTAGACTTATCAAGACCATAAGTAGTAGCAACTTGAAAAGCTAGCCACTTCTCTGCTTCAGGTGTAACTGTTGATTCTCTATCAAAGATAAGCAAACTTTTACCGAAGTCAGTATCTTGTGGAGTTAAGAAAGCTGGGATAGGATACGCTCTACCTCTGTAGTCAAATGACCAAGGTATATAAAATGTATCCTTCTTAAACCTTCTAGCAGCCTCCAGGGTCTGTCTAGTGCGGCATGAACGTCTGAATGCATTAGCATTCTTATTCATCACCTCTGCAGCAGCTCTACGATACGCCTTACGGCTCTCCTTGTTGTCTGCTATGTCTGGTGGTTTTGGAGGGAGTGGAATCTCAACTATAGGAATAAATTTTCCTACGCTAATCCCTTTCTCTTCTAGGTGATTAGCTACGTCTATGATAAGCGTGTTTATCCTGTACCCTACCTTTTGAATCTTATTCAAAAAAGTAATGGGAGTTTCTCCCTGTACAAGAGTGGGATGTCCACGTCGTACCATTTCATTGCCTCTCATTACCTCATTAAGTAAGTAACCACCTGGCTTTTCATTAGTCCAGTCATTTGGTTCTATTAACATTGGCCATGAAAGAGGAGCAAATAATTCACTATCTTTCATTACCTTGTCCTTGATCTCTATAAACTCTGGCGTAGGTCTAATGTAATTAGTTGTTCTACGTCCTTCTCTTACTCTATCTTTATAGAACCAATTACATGAAGCTAATATACAATCAGCATACCAACCTCCTAGTTTAACTCTATTAGATTTACCCCAACTACACCAGGGATCTACATTATATCTATTCCAAAGAGTTTGTATGACTGTAACCTTTTGTTGTGTACCAATAGAGTTATGCCAATAGTTCTTTTTAAGTACATTAAGTAGGCCTGGTGCAGTGGCTTCATAATATCTTATTTGACATTCATTCTCAATAGCCTGTCCGATAGCTTCTGATATATTTACAATAGTATTGCTATCAACTTTATGGCTAAAGACTTTATCAAATAATATCTTACATGATATAGCAGCAGCAGCAAATGATTCTAACTTTGATACGTAGTCCTTGATTAATTGAAATTGATGACCTGTACCACGTGTTAATCTATGATATGTAGTATCATCTATCTTCTTCATTACTATTGGTAGTAATACATCGATAGAACTTATACCATAAATAGTTGCTGATGCATAACTCTTATCTTCTAAATCTCTAGTAGTTTTACGTAAACGTTTTATACCTAGAGATATTTGATCACGCTCAAGTTGAACTTGTTTCTCTATCTGTTTTGGTGTAGCCATAATCGTCTAGTACTTGGTCTATTAGTAGACTGATTATTTCGTCACGGTGAGTATGATCTTCAGGTATTGAATCTAATGCCTTAAAGTAATAATCACTATACGGTAGAATCGTCATCATCATCTATAAATTCAGGGTAAAGATGAGAAAGGTGTTCATGATCACATATTGTAAACTCTGAATTACCATTCCTCAGAAGTTTCTTAATTTTATTAGTAGCATCTCCATATCTACTAAAGGTATATTCTTTGATTTTACCTGTGCTCAAATTCGTTTCACGAACTATACATTTAACTGAACTAGGTATCTCCCAACCAGCAATCTTCCAAACCATGAACTCATCAAACTCAATTGAGTCGAAGTATTCAGGTGGTACATCTTTTAATTTTTTCCAGTTGTTAGGAAAATAAGGTTTCTTTTTTGGCATTGGGGATAACGTCTGTAAGTGTCCAACCGCAATTAACGGCATGTTGATGAGCTTTCCAGGCTGCATCTTCGTGATCTGTTGCTAAAGACCAAAAGGTACCTTCTTCATAGACAAATTGATACATGTTCATTAAACTCTCCTTGTTTAGTAAGTGCTTTTAGTTTACGAAGAAGTGCAATCCTTCTTGTTCTTGCTGAACGTAAGGCTTGAGGGTTCAACTTACGTTTCCTTTCTTTCTTGCTGTGATGTTGCCAATTAGGTGTCACCTCCATGATGTTCATTAGTTGTTGGCCTGTCTTCTATTAAACGATGTTCAATAGATAGTACAGGTAGTATACCCTTAAGCGTATTAACTATCTCAAAAATAGCCTGCTTAGGGTCATGATTAGTCTTCACTCTAATAGTGAATTCATACTGATTAAATTGATCCATAATTAATAGATAAACAGTAAGGGATTGTGAGTCCCTCAGTAAACCCCTGAAAGGGCTTAGAGAGTGGATTCAGGGTGAATATATACTAGCCAATAAATAGCTAATACTATTAAACATAAGAGAGGCGTTAACCAACTCATTGTTGCTTACTCTTCACGTATTCAACGGCCTTATCTACATAAGGGAGAGCAAACTTATGAGTGTGATTAACAACATCTCTTAGTTGTTTCATCGCATAACCTACTTCACGGTTATTAATCTTCATTCTATTCTTGAAGTCATCCCATAAAGCATTACGCTCTATAAGTTGTATATCAGAGAGGTGAGATTGCACGTAAGGTGTTGATAACGATGGTTTAGTTTGTTCGGTCATTGTTCTTTTCTTTGTTGTCCTTGCTTGTTTATAAACAGGACGAGGTTTAAGAGTTGTTGTACTCATAATGAAACAATTGGGTGAACGGTGAGGTGATTAGCCTCAGTCTCTCAACCCTTTCGGGAATGAGAGAGGGAGACAATCAAGCGTGAGAATAACGATTAAGATTCATACTACGCTGTGGATTAAATCCATGCGCTTGTAATACTTTAATTTCTTCATCCGAGTAATGAGCGTATAATTTAATAGGCTCATCATCATCAGCATCATTCAAGTATTCACTAATGACTTCGTCATCTTCACGTTCTTGTTCGTACTGATTATCAACTACATCCATGGCTACAAACTCAATGAAAGCCCATGTCATGTCATTCTTGTATGCATTCAAGTCACCACCATGTTGTGATAACACCTCGCCTACAAATTGAGCGTCAGCGGAGTCAACCACAAAGTCTGTGATCTCACCTTCATATTCGTCAAAGAAGCGGATGGTGTCAGCATAACGTAAGTGTTCATGGCACACACCAGATTGACAGCCATGATCAACGATTTCTTTACAAGTTTCGTAGTCATAGGTGTCTTTGATTACATCGATTGCTGATTGCATGATGTTATTTAATAGGTGAACAAATGCATCCGAAGATGCAACGATGCTGAAGGGACTTGAACCCTCAACCTCTAGCGTGACAGGCTAGCGATCTAACCAATTGATCTACAGCATCAGGAAAGGGCTTGCGCCCTTGATGTTATGCATATGACTTAGCAAGCATAGACTTGAGTCTACGCACTGCTACATCACGAGTTGATGATGACTCATAAGCACGCTCACTATTGATGCAGTTGTTGTTAACCCAGAAGCCTAATGATACATCAGGATTAAACAATACATTAACAATAGCTCGCTTACTTACATTGCTGTACTCGTAACCTCGTCCTTGCTTCTTAAAGGTGAAGCGTGCCTTCTGCTTGAGAAGATCAACCTCCAACTCTTTAATAGCAGTGGATGTGCGATTAGGAACAGTGATGTACATGTTGAACATAAGGTGAATAAGTGAACAGTAAGGGTTGTGATAACCCAATTGTATTGAGGGGATTCGATCCCCCAGCATCACGCTGCTTCAATACAGTTGACTAGGTTATAGTCAATTTCATAGAACTCACATAGTTGTTCATCAGAATCTTGATAAACACCATCAATGATTTCATACGGTACATCTTCAACAATAAGATCAACCTCACCTGTAGTTGTGATGTTATCAACAACTTCAATGTATGGATGATTGACTGCATCAGTCATGAAGATGGGCGGTTTGCAATGGATGATTGCATTCATAATTAGTACCTCCTAGTACTAAACAGACCAGCAAGCAGACTTGCACTGCTTAGTAGGCTTGGCCTAGCTGGTGTTCACCACCTATTTGTATTCAGTTTTCAAGGTTTGTTTGGTGGCGTCGAACTAAATGATTCTTCACCGGCGTCGTTGGCTCATCACCAATCTGACTTAACCGGATTCACATCGGTTTCGTTCACCTGTACACAGTATGGCACAGAATCAAGGAGAATGCAAGCGATTGAAACAATCTGTAACAATGTGACTTGGGTTAGCCTCGCCTCTCTATCTACTGGTGAAGTGACGAGACTCTCCTCACCCTTAAAAGGGAGAGTCGAGTACACGTAACCTTCAAGTAGATAGGATAGTACGGATTGTGCCGCTTTGGTCGATTGTTACTGAAGCTTAACATTAGTATATCTTATCGTTCAACCGTCGGAAACATTAGCATAACTTATAGCGCAACAGATCACACCACAACTACACACAACTACACACAACTACACACAACTACACACAACTACACACAACTACACACAACTACACACAACTACACTGTCAGGATTTGCTAACCCGCTCGCTTCGCTCGCTCGTCGCATCTGTGTATCACCGTGAACATTCTGTATTGCAACATAAAAAGTGAGCGCGGAGCGCGAACGGTTTGGAGCTGCAACAACTCTTAACATTCTTGTTGAGAATCACAGCTGAGACTCGTTGCGCGCCTGTGTTATGCATCACCACGCGAGCGAGCGCGTAGCGCGAGCGGTTATGTCCATGCTCGTGCGACATGGAGGCATGTATAAGCGCGCAGGAGACAGTTTTTGCGGGGGCCATGGGGGTTTTTTTGTCCCGGCTACAGCGTAGATAGGCTTCAGAAAATTATATCATTTTTTCTAAGTAGGTTTCCGCCTGTTTAAACTCATTATAGAACTCACAGACACCTTTATTACATGCAAGGTATCTATCAAAGGTTTTAAGGCCTCCTGAGAGTTGATAAGAGTGTATTGTACCACCATTGCTATCTGTTTTCAATAATTGAGGTTTTTGCATAGGCTTTATCAGCTTTTTTAATAATTTTAATAGCTTTCTCACGAGAGGTACATTCTTGTGCTTTCGTTTGCAGCTTAAATAATTTCTTTTGTACTTTATTCAACTAGGATTCACATACAGTATAATAGGGATGGTAAGGGATGAATAGACTCCGCTTCGTTCGCTACGCTCACTTCGCTTCGTGTGTGGATGGGAGGTATAATCAAGTACCATCAAGTATTAAGTAAGAGAGGGAGGAGTGTCTGAAAGACAACGACTCCCTCATAGGGGGCGAGTCCACCCTTCTCTCCCCCTGTAGAAGGGTGGGATGTATCTAAACCCAGGTAGGGACTGAAGATTTACCTTTAAGGCTTCTAGATTTACGTCTTTGGTCTATATCAAAGCCTAAGGCTAAGTGATTAGCAGCAGCTTTAGGGTCATCCATCCAAGAGTCTAACATATCTTGCCACTCTTCACGTTTACGAGATTTAACAGCTTCATAAGCTGAGATAGACATAGCATCTGTGAAGTATTTCACACCTTGTGCTAGACAGTCTAATCTGTCATCATGTTTAACTGCACCTTTTTCTCTACACATTCTAGACATTTGGTAGAATAGCATGTACATGAGTCTAAGTTCTGGTGCTTCATTTGGATTTGATTTATAATCCCATTCAATAACATTACGGTCAACAACCAAACGATGCTGGTTAAGGATAGGCTCAAGGCTATCAATGATACGATCTTCTTTTCTAACATTAGCTCTAACTTCTTCTATATCAATTGCTTGTTTAGTCTGTTGTAAGTGTTTTTTAAACAGTTCAGAGACTATACCGTCTCCGAAGTTTGTTTCAATTACTAATTTAGTTACTCCAAACTTTTTACATCCTCGAAGTATATCGAGAAGGGTGTTATCGGAATATCCATCCCTGTAAGCTCGCATTTGGTGAAGGTATAAGAATCCGTTCTTTTGGGAAATGTAGGCCGCTGCTGTCTCATCAGTGCCTCTGCCGGATGGATCGATGGAGCAAATGGTTTCACTGTAGGGAGTCCAGTCTCCTTGGAGTTGCATTGGAGAGTAAAAGTAGTCTCCTGGAAGTCCAACGGTAGGTAAGTCTTTAAGAACGTTGGATGGATCTGAGCACCATACGCAAGCGTCGGGAGCAGTGCTAGGGTTAACGCTAGTGATAACCAAATCAGACATTTTAAGAGGAAATTTCTCTGCATCACTTAAACTTGTGTCTAGTTGAAATTGAAGCATGTAATTTGAACGACCCATTGATGCTTCACGTTCAAGTAGGTCATCATTATCAAATCTATCAGGATCAGTTACATCCCAAGGTTGAGCACCTTGTTCAAGGTCTTCAGCTATTTGGGGAGCAAGTAATCCTTCATATTGGGAGAGTTTGTCTTTTCGAGGGTATCTACTCGGCCAGATAAACGGACGGTAGCTACGCTCTGCCAACTTACGATAAACAGTAAAAGTAGTCTGAGGAGTCCCGAGATACATAATAC